TAACTATTATCTTGATGCGACATCAATGAAGCCGATGGTGTTAGGGTGGATGAAGAAGGAAGGTTACTCCCAAACCGAGATCAGTACAATTAAAGACGCCAGTCCAAATGTATTGCCAAGTACTGTCGGCAAACTTGTACGCTGTCTTGAGCACGGTATGCCAAGCCTTCATCCTGAAGCGCACCAATACTTTGCGGCATTGCCTTTTCATGAACATCCACCAACCGCTAAGGATGACCGTATCATAGCAAAAAGTGAAATTAACAATGCTCTTGCCGTATTGAGTAATGCCAAGTATGTTGCTGCTCAAGAAAACAATACACCTAAAGCATATGTACCGTCTCCATTGGAGCGTATTAAAAATAAAGTTGAAAAGGAAATTGTTGGCGCACTACTTGATCCGCTGCTTGATGCATGGTGCGATACAAGTGTTGAGGTTGCAACTGTTAATCTTGTAAGTTACTTGCGTGATGGCAAGGTACCAACCCAAGGCTGCAAGTTTATCCTTGAATGGTTGAACGCAGTACATGCTGAGTATAATGGTGCTTATACCAAAGAAGACGCACAACTGGTTGAAGGGTATAGTTACCTGTCACGCGCCGATTTGCGCAAGATTGTCAAGAACCTTGAAGTTATGATTGGAGATGTCAATGCGCATGCCAAGATTAAGGTTAGCATGCGCAAGCCGCGCGTTAAGAAGGTTAAGGATGCAAGCAAACAAGTTGCTAAACTTAAGTACCAAACCAACAGCAGCGAATATAACATTGACAGCATCAATCCATCACGTATCCCTACAGCTCAGCGATTGTATGTGTTCAATACCAAGACGCGTCAACTAGGTGTATACTTTGCAAAAGGAAGTGCTGGTTTTGAAGTTAAAGGCACTAGCATCAATGGTTATGACGCTGCTGCTAGTTATATTGCCACTCTGCGCAAACCTAAAGACCTGCTAAATGCGGTACTAAGCAATGCACCAAAGGCACTTGATAAAACGATTGAAGCCGCTAAGTTGAAAAAGAGGCCTGCAAATGGCCGATTCAACCAACACACTGTCCTACTTAAAGTAGTTGAAAACAAGCTATAATGACTGAAGAACTACATATTAAAGTATTAAGCAAGCAAGAATTTGCATTGCAAATTGAGAGCCGTGTCAAGCGCAAAGAAATGGGTTACCTAGAAGCCATCATTGACTATTGTGACTCCAACGGATTGGAAGCCGCTGATGTACACAAGTTGGTGGTTGGCAGTCTTAAGGACAAACTTGAAGCAGAAGCACAGCGCAATAATTTATTACCCAAATCATCTACTGGAATCTTTGCGTGATTTGTTTGTCTACTGAAACTGGAGTTGCACCGTTTGATGTGTGGAGTATCTATACAGCAATCAACCTGCATTTTAAAAAAGGTGGGAGCTATGATGCATTCAAGTTTAACTTTAAAGGCCCGCGACTAAAGCGCGAAACCTTTATGACTAATCGTAACCGCTACTCCTTTGAAAAATTAGCACGTGCTTATCCCAAAAAGAATGACTTGATTTGCTACTTTACGAGCAATGTGATAGCTGGCAATGTATGGATCAACAACATGAATGATAGCGTTTATGCTGAATGGTCTTCACGCATTCAATCATTGGACTATCGCTTTAACTCTGAAATGAGCGATGCAGCATTGCTTGCTGAGCGCAATGGTTATTTGTTTGACCAACTCTTTAAGCCGCGTGATAAGAGCGAGGTGCCTGCAATCTATAAACTATATCAAGCTGAAAAAGTAAGCCTTGAATCATTGGTAATACTAGACAATCTACTCAACTATACTAAGAGTATAAATAACAATCTTAGTGATCCGCTCGAAATATCAAGTGATATTTCACACCGCGTCATTAAGTATAAACCTTTTCTACGTTCAGAAATGAATGTAGAAAAACACAAAAAGGTTGTAATTAATTTGTTTACAAGTGTAAGCAAATAGATTATAATAAAACACAACGCAATACAAAACAACACACTGTAAATAATATGTCATTTGAACAACTAAAACAAAATCGTTCCGCCGCAATTAGCAAACTTGTTAATGCAGCAGAAAAAGTCGGTGGTGCAACCAAAACATATGGCGATGATCGTCTATGGGCACCAGCAGTTGATAAAGCAGGCAATGGTTATGCAATCATTCGTTTCCTTCCAGCCAAAGAAGGTGATGACCTGCCATGGGCACGTTTCTGGGATCACGGATTCAAGGGGCCAACCGGTCGTTGGTATATTGAAAACAGTTTGACTAGCATTGGTCAACCTGATCCCGTTAGCGAAATCAATAGCATTCTATGGAATAGCGGTAATGAAAAGGACAAGGAAATTGCACGTGACCGCAAGCGTCGCCTGCATTATGTATCCAACATTCTGGTGATTAGTGATCCTGCAAATCCAGCCAATGAAGGCAAGGTTTTCCTCTATAAGTATGGAAAGAAAATCTTTGATAAAATCATGGATATTATGCAGCCGCAATTCCAAGACGAGACACCAGTCAATCCATTTGACTTTTGGGCGGGAGCAAACTTCCGTTTGAAGATTCGCAACTTTGAAGGTTATCGTAACTATGATAAGAGTGAATTTGACAAGGCGAGCGAATTGTATAATGGTGATGAAGCGCAACTTGAGGAAACCTATGGGCAACTATACACTTTGAGTGACTTTACCGATCCAAGCAATTACAAGTCATATGCTGAATTGAAGCGTAAGCTTGTTGAAGTTCTTGGTGCAGAAGCAGCTGGCACATCACATGAAAGTGAAAGTGTCGAAGCTCCAGCACGAAGCGTTGTTGGTCGCACTGTTGAAGCAGCTGAACCACAACGTACTGTTCAAAGCAGCTATGAAACAACTGAAACTGTTACCAGCTCAGCATCTGATGATGACGACGATGACAGCCTTAGCTACTTTGCTAAATTGGCTCAAAGCTAATCTATAAAAAATCTAAAATGCGCAAAGGGTTTGTTATCCTTTGCGCATTTTAGTATAAATATGATGAGACTGTATGAAACCGTATATTAGAGTATTTAGCATTGGTACATGCAAAGATTGTGCAGCTTATCATCAGATCGTACATGAGTTTGCAATGCAATATGACATTGAATATGCTATAGTTGATGTTGACCGTGAAGAAAATTTGCATGAAATATTGCAACGAAAACTGCAATATATTCCTTCTACTCTGATATTCAAAGATGGCGTTTTATCCCACCAAGCTGGAGAAATATTAACAAAAGAATCACTATATAAACTTGTGTATGATATTTGAAGAAGGCTCTTTTGATTTTGGTTTTACTGCGGTTCATGAACTTGAACTTGAAAGTGTTCAGGCTGCAGCAAATAGCAATGCGGTTGCTCAAAACAAATTAGAGAAAATGTATAAGGCAATACTCCCACTGTTGGATAATCTTAAAAAGAATCCAGAAAAGGACTATATTTTTTGGCCACAACGAATGGACAAAATAGAAAAGTTTGAGCGGATGATTGAAGAGATATACAACGGCTAGCCTGCATATACATTGCTACTTGCTACGCATAGAGAAGGAGTAAAAGTACCAGTGTGACTATCAAGTGCATCACCATTACAATGTGCAGGGCGTCCATTTATGAATACACTCCCACTGCCAACTATAGCAATTTCTCCGCATAGTGTAGTGTCACCAATTGCTACAGCTTGATAGCCATCAATGTATACCGTATTTCCATTACCGGCATATGGTGAATTGATATGAGGAGTACCGCCACTAAGCGGCGTATGCGTTGTAGCATAATCAGCACCAACTCTTGCAATACTCTTTCCCATAATTATATGCTAGCAAATCCCATAGCACTGCCAGTCATTATAGGGTCATATGAACTGTTGCTGTTGTTTACTGAACTTTGAGTTGTATTGTTTGTATTGCCACCGTAATTATTAACAATCACAGGAGACACTGATATGTTGTTGCTGCTATTCATCAGTTCGGCACCGGTAGTATTGCTTATAGGAGATACCGTTGGCATTTTATATTTCCATCCTGATGACCTGTAATCATCCCATGACTCATAGCCAGCTTCTTTAGCTTTAAGTGATTTTTGATCTTCCGTTAACGAATCAGCAGCTGGCATGGTACTGCTGCTAGTTGCTTCGCCTTCCTTTGCTTTTGCTTTAAGACCAGCATATTCGTAGATACTGTCTGGTATTGCTTTTGCAACCCAAGTCATTGGATTGAGTACGCCGGCAGCTGCCGGATCTGGCAATACATCTCGCAATACACTTTTTGCAAACCCTTCGGCAAGATTACCAGCACCGCTTACAGCATTGTTAATGGCCTCGCCCATCTTAGCCGTCAATTCGGTTATAAGAGTTGGAATATTCATTACCCAATCAATGAGGCCGTCTATTGCTTTGCCAATCGCATCAAATACAAACGCTAAAGCTTTATTGAGGGTATCGGTAAAAGAAAAATTATCCAATGCAACTGCAAGATCAAACGCTCCAAACATAGTAGCAATCCATGATACTGCTCCTTTAAGAGTATCCAATATACCACCAACAAGAGTTGCCCATATGCCAGCTAGCCCAAAATTTTCAAAGGCTTTAGAGAATTTTTCAAATGAAAAGATTGATTTAAACCAGTCAAATGCGTATATGACTGTATCAAAGATTGCATCTACGCCATCCTTAAGAAGCTGTGAGAATGAGAAACTGTCAAGTAATTTTGAAAAATTTTGAAAGCCTAATTTGTTAGCAACCCATGATACTATATCCTTTGCGAGGTCTGCTATACCACCAACAAGACCAATTAACAATCCACTGATAGCGCCTTTAACAGCACCTAGTACGCCACCTTGTTTGTAGCCTTCGATAGCACCCATTACCGTTTCATATAGTGCGGTAATAAAAACTAACGGCTTAGCTAATACTTTCAATACACCAAATAATGCTGGTAAAATGCGAGCTATTCCTTTACCTATCGATACACCAGTTTTAAAGCCTGTTACAAATGCTCTAAGTATACCACCTAAACTTGTAAAAAATTTCGCAATATTTGGAAACATTTTAGCTAGGCGGCCGCCTATAGTCAGGCCTTCATCGGCCGCTCCAAACAATGGACGAATCATATCGCCTACAGCGCGCACTGCACCTGTGAATTTGCCCCAGGCTTCGGTTATTTTGGTAATTGTATTTGTTACATATTTGGCGATTGCAGATTCTCTTACAAAAGCAACAGCACTTTCTCCAACTAGTTTTATGGTATTGAAAAAAGAAGTTAGTGCAGCGCGTATAGGGTTGAACGCCTTGGCTATAGCTGTTCCGAGTTTAGAAATGCCTAAACTTATTTTTTGATATATTGCAGTGTCTTT